ACCTGAACCATCATTTGGTAGCTTTTGATAACTGCGTCCCTACCCCACTCCCTCGTCAAAGCATTGTTTGGGAAAACAAGGGATGCGTCCATCCCATCGCCTGTGCGGTTAACAGTGACGCCAGAAAAACCAAATGGCACAAACTGAAAATTCGTATTTACATTGTCAGCGCCAGTGTGAGTCATGTTTTTCCCAATAAAAAAGTTCTGAAAGCGGAAATCAGCACCGCCTTCAATCACAATTTGCAAGGCATGACCAAATGCAAAGCTTGTCATAGGCCCAACCTCTTACGCGTACCACCGCTCATTTGTAACCTCTTTAACGTTTGCTGTTCACCCTGTTTAGCACCTTGGCTGGCGGCTTGCCTCATGCCAGATTGGAACTGATCAGCGGTTACATAGTCAACGCTGTTGATACGTTCCACGGTGTAGCGAACGTCGATTGGTGCGGCGACTGCTGTTCCGCCACCGCTGTCTTCCGCTCCACCGCTACTGGTAGGAATAACGCTGTTTCCGCGTGAGCCGCGTGAATAACGCGACATGCTTTCACGCATTTTGGATTCAGGGATGACGTACTCAGGCTCACCACCCTCACCAATCAATGCGTTGGTTGGCTTGTTGACAAAACCGCCTTCTGCGAAGGGGCTAACCATTCCGCCGCCAATTTGATTGACACTAGTAAGCCCTGTGCCAAAAGGATCAGTAGAGCTGCCACCACCACCAGGCATTGAAACACCCAGTGCCTTCATGATCGTGCCGTACAAAATCATTGCTAACTGCTGAGCAATAATCTTTTTCGCCATTGCTAAGAAGTCAGAAGCAATAGATTTCAACATGTCTGCTAATGCTTCTTGCCCAGTTTTGGCACCAGTAACAACATCCCCAAAAGCATTCGCAAAAGCACTGCCCATTGATGTAGCAGCAAATGCAACTTGGTTTTGTGTCTCTAAAAGCTTTTCAAGCTGCTGTTGCATCTGGAAGCCAGGGTCAGCTTCAAGCCGACGTTGCGCTTCTTCTTCTTGGCGCTTAGCTTCTTTCGCTGCTTTTTTATTTGCTTCGTCCGTAACCTTTTGCTGTTTTTCGCGCCGATCTAAAATATCTTGTTCAAAACCAGCCGCCGCTTCTAATAGTGCTATTTCTTCTTCACGCGGCAATAAGTTAGCTTCTGAAATTTTTTGCTTTTCAATTTGAAAATTAAGAACAATTCGTTCTGCTTCAGTTAAAGCATCTGACTGACCAAGCAAACGCTTGTTTAAATCAAATAACTCTTGCGACATATCAACACGCTCTTTTGCTGCAGCGCCGCCACCAGAATCTTTGGTTGGCAAAGTAATAGGCGAAGTCCCCGTAGCGCTTGAAGCAATATCAGCGGCACTGGCCGGGAGTTGTCCAGGCACAGCCCCGCGGGCAATGGCTAGACGCCTTGACAGCTCACGCTCAAGAACTTCCTCACGAAACTGTTGAGCCTCAGTAGACCTTCCAAACGGGCCTGGTTTGCCAAATTTATTGTTCGTCTGCAAAGTTGCTGCTTGTTCTGCCGCAAGCCGTGCAGCAGTAGTTTTGCCGCCAGAGGAAACGCCCTCAACAATGTTGCCAACAGTTTTTGCGACACCAGCAAGCAACCCACTGATAAATCGAATAGCAGGCTCAAGCTGTCTAATAACGGTGCCTAGTTCGGATATTGCATCAGTAATCGCAGGTATTGCACTTTCAGTAGCCGCAACCTGAGCATCTTCAACTGCATTTTGGAACTCTTTAATTTTTGCAGCAGGACCATTTAATGCCTGAGCAAGACTTTCAGCACCATCAGACTCAATGCGCTTAAGTGCCTTAATAACAATGTCACTTGTTAGCAACCCTTGGGCTGCATATTCTTTTAGCTTGCCTGCGGCAATCCCTGTCTCATCAGAAATAGCTTGAAGGACTAATGGAGCTTGTTCTGCAATGCTGCGGAACTCATCGCCACGCAATGCGCCAGAGCCTAAAGCTTGCGACAACTGCGTAAAGGCGGCAGAGGCTTCTGCGGCTGTTGCCCCACCAAGGACTGCTGCGGTTCTGAAACCACCAAAAGTCGAAGTTATATCTTCTAAGGAAACACCAAGCGGTCGCAAACGTGCAAAAGCATTTGCAAGTGATTGATTTGCTTCTGTTTGACTAAGTTTAAATTTCTTTGCTGCCTGCGCTGCAGCATTTTGAAGGCCAGCTACTTCGCCAAAACGTTTTCCTAGCAGTTGAATCCTGCGTTCTGATTCAAGCCTTGCTATACCAGTTTGAACACTTTTAAATCCAGCAAAAGCAACAGCAGCCTTGACGATCCCACCACGCAACCCGCCCATGCTTCTACCAAGCCGGGCAGCATTGCTTTCAAGATCCCGAAAACTTCTTATGCCATTTCGACCCATTCGTTGGAATGCGGCCTCAACGTCCCGCGCACTTTTTTGATTTTTCTTTAACGCTTGATCAACTTTTTTACTGTGTTGCTCAACCTTTCGCAGCGGATTAATAGCCTTAGCGGCTTCGACGATCAGTTCTACGTTCGCTCTTGCCACGACTGATCCAGCACTAGCCCTATCCTACCGCCGTCTTGTTTTTGCGCGATCCATTGCCTGCTGTTCCCGTTCACCCTTCAACTCGTAGTACGCAGCAAAATGCACAAGCTCCGCATCGGTTAGTTCCGTACGAAGCCTGCTAAGCGTCATTCCCAATTCGCAGCACAAGAAGAACTCAAAATTGAGCCAGTTGTCCTGCTTTAGTCGTTTTTTGCTTCTTCAAGGTCAGCCTCTTCACCAAGGCCAAACAAGAACAGCTCAAGCTCGTTCAATACAGACTCAGGCAACTGCCGTTGCAGCTTTGGAGCGTCGGCAGAAACAAAAGCCTTTGAGCCATCTTCAAGCTCTGCCATCTGGCACAGCATCTGCGTGCTGATGTCTAATGCTTCTTCAGTGCCAGAAAGGCTTTGTGCTTTCTTGCGGTCAGCGCGTGTGATCGGCTTAAAAAACAGATCAACAACTTTCTTGCCTTCAGCGTTTTTTAGTTCAAACTTGCGGCGCTGGTTGAGATCAAACGCCCCAACCAGCAGATCGACGGTGCGATTTTGAGCCATTAAATAAAAGCTTGCGCTTAAATTATAGACCTAAATCACTCCAAGTTCATAGTGATCGCGCCGCTGGTGACAAAACTGCAGGACACAACAACAAGTTCACCGGCAGTTGAAGTAATCTCCATGTCCGTAATAATGCCAGCAAAACTGACGGAATCAGTGCCAGAACTTGTACCGGTTGTAAACAACTCAAAAGTTGCGTCGGCTGTGTCAGCAGTCGTAACCACATCTTCGAGGAAAGCTGCTTGGCCTGTTGCATCCGGGTCGTAAACCAGCTCAACAGTGCCAGATCCAGAAATCATGCTGCCAACAAAGCTGCGAAAAGTATCGCCCTGTTTTGAAGTGTCAAGCGTTTCTTTCGTAGTGGTTAAGCTCCAACTACGAGTGCCGACGATTGTTGCGTTGGATGAGCCTGCAGCGTCAAACTGGACTGCTCCTTGTTCGCCTCGGATTGTGGCCATGGTCAGAGTTCCTCGATGGATTCAAAGGTCACACGGACCTGGGTTTGGAAGTAGCCCTCGGGTGCTGCTGAAAGCAGTGCCTCTGGACCTGTTGCAGCGTCGAAGAAAACCCCCGACACGATGACCCTATTGTAAAGGTCCCGAATCCTTTTGCCGATGACAAAATTGGCTCCAGGGCCAACACCTTTGGCTGAAAAGATATTGATGGTGACAATCCCGATAATTCTGTTTTGAGAATTAGTTGTCAGCCCTTGGCTTAAATATTCGTTTGCGCCAAAGCTGACAAGGCATTGAACGAATGAAGAATTAGGTGTTGGCTCAAATGCCATGTTGTGAAACACAACAGGAATAGCAGGATCGCCAGCTAGCTCTGTTGCAAGCCTGCCTTCAATGGTGGCCCTAATTGCATTGAGATCAGCAGCGGCCATTAGTTACGCCTCCTGAAAGCACGGATAAATTGCGGGACTTCTTTAGTAGCAATTTCTTTCCCGATTAGATCAGGAAAGCCAGGGACCGTGCCTTGCCGTGTGCGGTACTGACCGCCCCAAGATGATGGCAAACTGTTTCCATACAAAACAGGCTCGGCGTATTCCATGTTGTTTGTGATCTCTGCTTCAAGCTTCCCGATCTTTGTCTGCCAAGCATTGCGCAAACGACCAGTGTCAAAAGGGGTTTGCTCTTTAACCTGACCAGACCAGCTCAATGCTGTCAACTTGACCACTTCTTGAACTTCCTCTTCCATCAGATCAGCAATCTGATCAATTCTGATCCGACGTGCCATCGTTATGCCCTCAGAATTAGTTCGTAAGTGAGCGCCGTGTTGTCTTGCTCTGTCGTTTCAACACGAATGATCTGATGCACAACCGTGCTGATCACGACGCGGTCTTTGGTCTCAGGGGCTGATGGCAGCTCTTTGGCTGCAACCGTTAAACGTTTATCGCCCTGTTGAACAAGCTCATTCACCTCGCGGACGTTTACATCTTCCAAGACACCTTTGACGTTGGTGTCGCTGACTGTCTCAGTAATTGCGCCCGTCGTGGCGTTATAACTGCCAGCGGAAACGTAACGAACTGTCACATCACCACCGAACGTTGCGATGACGGTACCGGCCACTTTTTCAAGGGATTGAGCAAGTCCCATCAGACGCTATAAACAACGACATGACCAGAGGTCAAAGTAATTGAAGTAAAAAGTACGCCTTCAATACAAGCTCCGGTATTGATGTCGATTGCAGACGGGGCGCCTGATCCGTTCTCAGTAATGCCTTCAGAAGTCATCGCAGCAATAACTGAGTCCTTCAAGGCTTCCACCTTGTAAAACCTGCCAGTGTGTGCAGCTGTATCAGTGATGATGATTGCCTTTGACGGCGAATAACCCATGCCCATGATCAGCTCCGTTTAATAGCGATGTTGCCCGGTCCGCTAATTCTAAGCCCTGTCAAGAACCTTTCAAACATCGGCGGTACATGATCAGCGCCAACAGCGCCGCTCTTATCAGGCGTTACATCGATGCTGCCAATCTTGACGTTTTTGAAATCATTCAACCCGCTTAAGCTGATGCCATCAACATTGCTGTGCAAGTAAACAGCAAGCTCAATTTGAGCACGCTTGATTTGATCAGGAATTTCGGTGTCGGTGAAGTAATCGTCGGATATGCGGAATGGAAACCCGGTCGCGTAAGTATTGACGTAAGTATCGGGCTTTCGCACGCCAGTACGCGGCCATTGCAATGCCTGTGTGTCGGTGGCGCGTGCGCCTAAAAATCTTTCGCGGTCAAGCCGCTGTGCTGCCGCCGTCAAAGCACGGTTGCGAGAATCTGCGTTGCCTGTGTCCCACTTAGCAGCGTCAGTGCTGAGCACCATCGCTTCGACAAAGGCGTCAGCCTCAGCCAGCGTTATGTAGCTGTTCGCGCTTGCGTCGCCCGCTGTTGCGTTGATTGTTACTGCCATCGGGCTTCACGTTAGAAGTCTTGGATTTGGGCTTTTCAGGGGCGGAGGCCACCGCTTGCGCAGCAGCCTCGCGTTCCTTCATTCGCCTGAAAGCGAATAAACCCATCAGGAGCTTGCGCCCTTCAGAGCTACAAAGGAAAGGACAATGGCCTCTCCCAATGAACCTCCGGACAGGTTTGCGACGGTAATCGCGAACGAGCCAGCAGCAATTGTGTTGGCCTGAACGAGATAAGCGCCAGCAGTCCCGGCGGAGCTGTGGTTAACCACAACAACGTCAGTAGCTGCAATTTCGCTGTTAGTAACCGCAAAGGTCACTTCAGCGGCAGCCGCTAGGGCTGCGTCGTCAAGGGTGATTTGACCTGAAGCTGCGTTCAGAGTCACACCTGTCGCTTTGCTGGTGGCCTGGGTAACAGTGCCGCCAGTTGTCGGGCCAATGAGTTTGCCCGCTGTTGCCTCAAAAATGGATGCCATGGTTAATTACTCCCTCAATCAAGGTTAGAAGTGGAAGTAATCCGCACGATCCCAATGTTGTTGGTCTCGTAAACCTTCGTCCAGTTTCCAACGGTCTCAAGTTGAGCGCGAGTTGGATTTGAAACAGCAGAGGAGAACTTCGAGCCGACCGGGTGGTAGACGTAATGAAGATCGATCGACATTGCATCACTCTTGGCGAGGATGTCGCGATCGGTTTCTGTCTGCAGGCCAAGCTGTTCGCCAGAAGCGATTGCACCTTGGGTGAACAGATAAGAAGCGTATTCAGTGGATGAACCGCTATTTGCTGTTTGAACGTCTGCAGAGACGATCACGCGCAATCCCATGAATGTTGGGACTTGCACCTGGCCGAATGCGTTTGCAGTCGAACCTTGGCTGGCTGCTGTGTCAGCAGCACCATTGTCGTCGTAGATGAAGTCGATTGCACGACGCTCCATCAAGTCGTAGTACACATTGGGGTGTACGCAGATCGCAGCAAGCTTTTCGCCTTGATCGCCTAGCAATGCTTTGCCAGTAACAATTTGACGTGGTCCAAGCACGGTTGGAGTATCACCAGATGCGCCATCAACGGCTAGGCCGAGGAAAGCACCGCCAGCGGTGTCACCAACTGCACCGAACACACCGCCAAGGCAGGACAGAAGATCTTTCTGACGCTGGTTGGCAATGTAGTCAGCAATCTTGGCGCCAATGGCAGCCATCGGGTCAGAACCAGCAGCCAAGGCAGCTAGGTCGCGTGACTCGAAAGCACGACCACGGTGCAAGACAGCAGCAACCTGCTTGTCTGCGGTGATCTTACCTGGGGTCAGTGAAGAACTATCAGTAAGAACTTCAAAGTCACCAGCAAGGTTGGCTTTGTAGAAAGGAACTTGAACAAAGTCCCCACCACCCTCTGCTGCATTTAGCTCAGCCATTGGCTGCACCACACCGCTTGCCAGGAAGGCATCACGCAGAGTGGTTTGCTCAATGACGTAAGGCGTAAATACCTCAGGGATGATGATGTCGCTCCTAAGAGTCGCCATCTGTCAAAAAAAGAGAATGTTTACGGTGTGGGCACAGCCCTTAGGCGCAGCACAGCTTTGCCATTAGGTCACATACTAACGGTTAGCTGCGTTTTTCAACCTTTCATACATGTCACGATCGGTTTTAAATAACCGTGATTGTTCTGTGAGGTTGAACGTTTCTTTGCTGAATGGATTTTTGACACCAGCAACAGAATCACTTGTTGCACGGCCAGATGGTGCGCCACTGCCTTGTGGCTTGGGTTGCTTTTGCATCCAAGCTGGCAAAGTCTTGGCCCATTCACCGACAGGTGTTCGTTGATAGCCATCGACAACAACGACGGTGCCATCAGGCTCGCGCTCGATTTGTTCACTCGTCAGCTTGGTTTTTAAAATTAAGTCAGGGTCATGAACAACATCAGCCAAAGCACTGACAGCAGGTGTGATTAACTCCAGCTCACGAACACGCGCTTCGAGTTCAGAAATGCGCTTGTCCTTCTCCGCCGTCGCCTCACGGAACTGTTGCTCCAAAGCTTGTCGGGCTTCGCCATACTTGCCTTGCTTTTCCAGGTCTGCTTGTTCCGCCTTAGCTTTGAAGTCCAGTAACTCCTGAACATCAACGCCATCAGGCACAGCCTTTGCTTGAGCTTTTGCTTTTTTGTACTCATCGAGCAATTCAGCGTTTTTACGCCTCATTGATTCGAGTTCTGTTTTTAATTCGCTGGTGTCAACAGATTGCTCCACAGGAGCAGTTTGTTCTTCGGACATGAATTAGCCACAGGCTAAATTGCATCACCACTTTACTTTGTCCGCCCAATATGCGGCACTTGTTTTTCCTTTGGCGATATTCTTCGCATGACGCGCTTTAAAAGACGCACGCTTTTTCTTATCCGTCGCTGATTCACCCTTGCGCGGCGGCTTTGTCTTAGCGCCCTGCATCCCAAAACGTATGAGCTTCGGGCTGCCTTTAACGCTGACCACAACGGCGTGTGATTTGCCGCTCGAATGATTCGGCGTCTTAATCGGCTTGTCGTAGCCCGCAAATGTATGGCCACCACGCTTGATGGTCATTTGCCTTTTGGTGCCGCCTTTAATTGAGAGCGACGCTTCAGAACAGGATTGCCAGTGCTTTCTGATTTGATCCGCACAACAGGATCAGCGTCTGTGCCGACACGAGTTACCGTGCCGCCGCTTGGCCCTTTGACTGATGCACGCTTGCCACCGCTGCCAGTAACAACGCCAAAAGTCCGCTTGCCCTGGTAAACCCAGCTAACGCGAGAACCCTTTTTCACTTTTTCTTGCCTCCTTTCTTTTTCTTAGCAGGCTTCTGAGGTTTCTTTGGCCCGGAATAGCTAGGCATCAGGATTCCTCCTTAGCTTCTGCTTTCTTGGCCACAGCTTTTTTAGCTGCAGGTTTGGCTTTCTTCTCTTCGCCCGGAAGCGTAAGTTGAAATCTGCTATGAAGCTTTGCCACTGGGGTAACGGCGCTTGAGCTGATCCAAGGTTAACTCTGAACCGTCTTCACTGACAAACTTGCGTATTGCCTTTGTCGGCCCATACTTTCGCGCCAAGCGATTGAAGTACGGAACCTTCTCCGGGCCAAGAACATCAGCCTTCACAGCTTTACTTTGATTACTCAGCCATTGCCCATAAGTTTGATTAGCAGGCACCAAGCCATCAGAGCTTCTGCGCTTGCCAGGTTTTGGCGGCGGGATTCCTAGCCCTTTGTAATCAATCAACGGAACAGTCGTTGACCTGCAGTTGAAGTGTTGCGGCGGAACTGGACCTTTGCCGTAGTCAAATTCTTGACCATCTAACGCCTGACAGATCGCTGATGTCCGGCTGTCTAACGTCGCGACGTACCGGTAACGCTTGGTCACATCTTGATTGGCTTCATACACCTGTTGGCTTGATGCGTTTGCTACTTGGTTGATGCTGGTACGCACCATCGCCATCACTTGATGATTGGCCACGGCTGTCACTTCACCGCCAGCCTGCGCCATCTGCCGCAAACTTCCCGGCTGACCAAATCGCAAACGACCCTTTAAGCGCCGCGCCAACTTGTCAGTTGATTCACCAGTCAACAGTCCATTTCGCACTGTTTTGGCGAAAAGATCAGCTTGCGATTCAGCCAAGCCACGAAACGACTTTTCCAGCACTTTGCCATTTGGCAACGTGATTGTTGTGCCTTGCGCCGCTGTCAATTGGAACGTTGTAGGCGCTCCAGTTACTGCAGCTTGTAAGTCATCACTGAGCGAAACAACATTCAGTGCAGTTGGATCGACGGTGGCAACGGACTGCGCAAACTGCGGGCTGATCTGCACACTGCGAATCTGATTACGCAGCTCAATTGGCAACGCCTTGCGTAGCTGCTCTTCTACAAACTCAGATTGCAAAAGTGTCAACCCTTGCAGCTCTTCAACCGCCAAAATTGTGCTCGATCCGGCCCATCCATTCAGCGATTCTTTTAGTTGCGCGAGAATGGCCCGAAGCCGTGCAGCCTTGCTAGGCGCAGACAACTCATCAATCCCACGAAGCTGATCAACAGCGTCCAAAATAAGATCGTTGTATGTGCGAGCGATGCGCTTTGCGACACCGTTGCTAAATCGGTTGAGATCGATGGCATTGCGGTAAAGCTCGGCAGGTGTACTCATTTTTCATAGATGCCAAGGGCTTGAGGTTCTTCAATACAAACAACAGCGGCATCGGCGCCAAGCTTTAACGCGTTATCCAAGATTGACGTAAATTCCGCCACGACATCTTTGTCATAAGTCGCAATACTGCTTTCGGTCACGGCGCAAACCTTGCCGTCCAAATACCACGTCAGTCTGATGACTGCAAAATACTGATTGGCAAGCCTGTCATGCGAATAAAAGAAATCCCGACTTGATGGTTGTTCTGCTTTTGGCCTCCGCAAATCATCAAGCCACCCCATCGTTTACCTCCGGTTCTCCTTCAGGTATTGTGACTTCCTGCTGCGGGACTGGCTGCGGTGTTTCAAGTAATCCGCCAGCCTGCGTTGCTTCAAGCTCGGCCTCAACATCAAAGTCATCTCCAAGCACTTCGCCTGCTTCAAGCTGCAGCAACAACGTTTCTTGTGTCACCGTGCCAGCGGTGTAAAGCTGCAACAACGCTTGAATCTCTTGTGGCTCAAGTCTTGCGCCCATAAAGTCACGATTGACAAGGCTGCTGCCAGCTTGTGACTCCTGCAGATAATCAGCGTGGAACCGCAAGCAGTTGTCAATCAGGTCTTGCATCTGCTGCGCGACAACCATCATCGTGCTGTCGCCTTGACTGCGATCAATCCGCTTTGACTCGGCAGTTTCTGCGCTGAGCTTTGCACCCATCACAGCGGCAAGGCCAAGATCATTAATCTGCGAAACGATCTGGTCAAGCCTGCGGAACTGCGCGTCGTAGCTGTTGCCAGCCGGTTCGATGTAGCTCGCCGCCGCTCCTTCGGGGAGGCTTAGTGCTTCGCCTGGGCCTGCACTAATTTCTTCTGCTGCTGCAGGGAAACCAAACAACGCAAGCATCGGCACTGCGCTGATGTGCAGTTGATTCCCAAGATCTGATTGGACTTGATAGTGCTGCAGATTTAGCTCAGCAATATCAGCCAACGGCGGGAATGACTCCAAAACACCAACCCGGTTGGAATAAGCAACGCTGAACGGAATCTCGCTGAGGCTTGTTGTGCCTTCATCAACAACACGGAAGTCACCCTTTTGATCTTTTTGAAAGATCTCAAATGCGCCAGGGGTCAAGACACGTACTTGCTCGACTTGCTTTTCTCCGTACAAGCCATCTGGGACAAGTACCTTTTCAAACAAACGAAGCTGCGTCAGCTTCTGTTGGCCATCGGCCATTTCAGTGCGCCAGCCAAGGATGTCCCTTGGCGTGTACGTGATCCAGTAAGGGCGGCCAGTGTCGCCAGACTTTGGCGCATCAACAAGAACACCAACGTGCCCGTAGCGAATGCAGATGCGCGATGTGTTGTAAAGCCACGTCTGCAGATCATTGCCCTGCAGATCAACGTCGAATAATTGCTCGCGGATTTGATCAGAAACGTCGTCAAGCCTGACTGGCTTACGCGTCAACATGCCAGCCAACATGCGCTCAAGCCTGACGTAATAAGGCGCTAAAACTGAACGCTGCAGCCTGTTGTCATAAGACTCGTCTAATTCTCTAGGTTCTTGAGGCAAAAATTTGCGGTGGCCTTTTCTGATTTTGTATGTGCCGCCAAGTAAATGTTCAATCAATCCCCAATGCGGTTCTTGATTAACCCAAGCCGTACTGGGGTCGTTCACCTGAGTGACGTTACCAACACGTTGGCGACCACCAGAAAAGCCTGAATACACAGTTAAATCCCGCCCGATGCCGTCAGTTTAGTAAAGCCTGATGCCAGTGCCTCGGCCAGCGCGAGCATGAATCATGCTGAAATCGCGGTAGACAAGATAACCAAGAGCGTCATTCATGTGATCATACCCCTGATCTTTATCGGGATCACCGGCCTCGGTGTAACTCTGCAGCTCTAAACATTCGATCGTTCGTTTGCAATTTGCGGCGACCTGCAATCTGACTTCGCCCTTTCCGTTTTCCAACAAAGCTTGAACAGAAGCCACCCGATCGCGGACGGGAGGGTTGGCCTTTGGTGATTGATTGCTGAAGCCGTATGACTCGAGAATCTGTATATCGGTTCGCGAGGCATTCGTGCTTCTGTTTCCGCCAGATGCGTCAGGGTAGGCGTAAACCTGGCGTCCTTCTGCGCGGCGTTGTATTTCTTGGGCCATGGCGTCGGTGTCATGCGCACCGCTGATCTCGTCGATCAGGAGAAGGTTGTTCCCAAGACGAACACCGATGACTGCTGACATGTTTCCGATATTGAAGTCAACGCCGACGCGAAGAGGCTCGTTGCTGACATCAGGAATATCGGTGATTACATGCTTGGCGCGATCAAAACGGTCATAAACCTGACCAGTTGTGAGGTTGCAGAATTGGCCTTCTAGATAAGCCTTCAAAAGGCTCGGGTCGTAGTTGGCTTGCAGCCGTTCAATGAAGTCTTGGGGCAGATGTGGATTATCTGCCGAGCGCATCCTAATCAGCTTCCGGTCAGGGCGCTGCTGCGCTTCTTCTGTGCCAAACGTGTTCCACATCCAACGAAAACCTTCAGGCGTTGATACCGCCGCAAACTGCCGCACGTTGCCAGCACGCAAACGACCAAGGATTTTTGGGAATGCTTTGTTCGCGATGCCAGGCGAAACAACATCAACCTCATCCGCAAGGATGTGCGAAAAATTAGAGCCGATGATTCTTTGCCAGTTCTCAAAACTGCGGCAAAGCAATTTGGTGTCTTTTTCTAAATGCAGTGTGTATTCAGGAAGCGGCGATGCTCTGAAGGTGTACGGGATTTCGTACTCCTCCAAGAAGTTCTCAAAATCTGTTTGCCAGATGTCGCGAATTAAAGGCCCGGTTGGTTCCATGACACAACCGGTAAAGCCTTGATTGGCCGCGGCCATGAATACTGCTTTGGCACATAAGGCCCGCGTCTTGCCTGCGCCGTACCCAGCAGAGACGCCGATAATTTCGGTGCTTTGATCGTCCACAAACTGACGCTGCCCAGGATGTAGATCTGCCCTAATTCTGTTGAGAATGTCGTCGGTTGTTTTCTGATCCGGTGGCTCAGAAAATGCGAGCAGTCGTGTTGGTTCGCAGAGACCTGTTAACAACGACATCAGTGCATTTCAAAACGCAAAAGCTTGGCTTGAGTCTCTAAAGCCTTGATTGCAGTTTGCAATTGATCGTCTTTACCAGCTCTTTTTTCATATTCCACAAGGCGTGCGATTGCAGCAGCTAACCATTGAGGCCGCTCAATCTCTGAGTCCTCTTGAATCAACTGACGAGCGCGTGCGATGTATTCATCAGCCTGCCGATCAGCGACATCCCACTCATCTGCGGCGTATTGCAGGATGGAAAAGCGAGAATACGACTTGATCAGAAGTTGATAAACAGTATTAACGCGGTGTTGAATTTCGCTGTTGGTTGACTTCTTACCCATGCCCTGAAGTTAACAGGGGAACGATGAGATGGTAGCTCAGAGTTCTTGGTTTTGACTGGCTTTTAGCCAATAGCTCTGAAGGCGGATGATCTTTTCCTCGACGAGGTGATGGCTACTCACGATCGACCTGAATTGGATCGGTTGCTCGCCCACTGTGATCATGATGCGCCCGTCTGGCTCGAGCGTACGCAGTTTGGCGATAGGCAAGGCTGAGTCTGGCTTCATAACGAAGGAAGGCGCTGAGTTCATTGTGGCGTTGGATGGCGCGAAGGGAATCGTCTTGGTTCATGAGTCGTGTGCCTAATCCAGTCCCTGTTCGCGTTCAAAAGAAGAATCCATAGATTTTGCAATGGTCTCGAGGGCGTGAGCAATCCTGTGCAGGGGGGTGCAAACAAGAGCCTCTTCAGGGTTAAACACTTCAGTTAAAGCGTCGGCAATTTTTTCAAGGTTTTTTTGTTCGTGAAAATTAAGAGACATAAAAAAATAAATAGATTGTGTTGTCGGGGTATTGATCGGGACATCGGCCCGCCCTGCTTTTCCCACGGGGGTGGGTGTTGTATGGCTTTCAGCCTCCATGCCAAGGCATCAGGCGCCCCGACGTGAAATTAAGAGCTGTTGCTCTGATCAAAAGTCAGGTCTTTCCAAAGACGCTTGAAGTCGTCTCCGGTCAGCTGACCCTTAAATCGCTTTACCGCACGGTGACACCAAACAAGGTTGCTGTGATGAATCACCTTAGATTCGCCGTAAACAACAACCAAGCGCCTTGGAATGTCATATGTGATTGCTGCGGTTTCTTCTCCGCCAATTTCAATAGTGGCGTTTGTGTAAAAACAGCGGCCATTAAATTTGGCAAACATGATGTGCATCCATTCAGGGCTGTACCCCTCAACAAAACAAGAACCATGAACTAAAGCAGGGCCGCGTTTGTGCTTGAAATAATTTTGGATGCTGGTATGGGTCAAGCAGTGATGGCAAGT